CCTCATCAGAACTCATGATCAGTTTGACTGCACCCTTCAATGCATCACGACAAGACTGTGGTGTCGATGATTTGACAATCTCCAATCCCATCACTTTGAGTTTGGGTTCAGTATATCGTACACCTTCGTTGTCATACACATTGAGTGCATAACGCTTCTTCGCAGTCCAGATGCCCTTGTCCGCAATTGCCTCACGTTTCATGAACATCTTCTGATCATATACATTCATTAGATCAGCAAGATCTTGATAACTCTTATCAATAAACGGTTCAATCTTCTTTTGAGCAACATCGTCCAAGAATTTGACCACCCGGTCAGTATCAAGGTTTTGTACTCCGTCTCCCTTCGCAAACACTTGGTTAACCAATCGGTCAAAAGTGATGTATAGCGAATCTGTATCTGAAGCAATGACATAATCTTCACCCTCTGTCTTCAGTAGTTTATTAAGGTATTCATTCACTCGTGCTTCGATCCACCGAATGGACAACTGCCCACTCAGCGTAATCGACTCTGCCATTCGCACATCAAAGAAACGAAAGTATTGGTTACCCAACGCACCATAGGCAGAGTTTAACTGAACCTTCTTTGCGAGTTGCAGATTCTTGTACTTAGAGATGTCTTTCTCTAATTGCTTCTTGCGAGCAAGAAGTTCTTGTTTTGTCAAAGTACCAATCCACTCACTGCTGAACGGTATGCCTTTTCAATGTCATTGTTTACTGCTGTGACAAACACATACTGCTGAAACGTTACCTTATCCGGATTCATTTTCCCTGTTACGCAAATACCTGCCGCAAACCCCATACCTTGTTCATTCTGGATCAGCATCCGAGGATCATCTAAAATAATGTTCCCATCTTTCAATGTTCGATACTTACCAACAAACTCGCCTGCAATCGTTACGACTGCTACTACGTCACCTTTTGTCATGTCAACTCCTTCAGTTGCTTATTTACTTCTTCAAGTTCTTTCTGTGCTTCAATCATTTTTTGTTTATAAAGCACTCGTTCATTATACATCGTTTCCATCATTTCTGGCAAGAACCCTTGGCAATCTTTTCGATAGTAGAATCCATTGGCAGTCAAGCATTTGTCTTTGTCTATGGCATCGTCCCATTGATCAACCATTTTCATATCAACGATGTCATCTACCGTGATGTCTTCTTTCATATCGGGTATGAATGTGTCTGGACTGATGTTGTACTGCATGATCAAATGCGGATACAGCGAGTTCAAGTCAAACGACATTACCCAATCGTGAATACCTGTCTGTGGGTCTTTCACATACGCGCCCGCGTACTTGGAGTCCTTGCCTTGAAAATCCTTTGGCGGAATCACGATCTGTTGCTTGAGTAGATAGTTATGTATCAACACATCCCACATGCGTACTTGCGTGAAGACATCACCGTAGTTCACTTGGGCATCGTAAGCAATCGTGAGTGCCTGTTCGATGAGGCGCATCTTATCTTCCAGTTTGTCGACCAACTCAACGTCCTTGATGTTGTAGTCAATGAACTTCTGGTAGTCTAACTTATAGAGTTGATGTAGCGTCTCCATCTCAGAGTAGTCGAGTTTCTTTTCGCCCAACTCAACGAATGCGATGTGGTCTAATCTAAAAGACTCTTGCTGTGAGTAAGTGAACTTCTTGTACAGTTGTAGATAGTCAAGCACTGCGAGACCAACCAACGTGTACTCTTTCGTTTCTTTACCAAAGTTACCCTTAAAGGTACGCTCTTGAATCCACTTCGCAGGGGACAGACGACGAGCATCTTTCTCACCGATCAGTTTTGTGATACGATTGATCAGATAGGGAATGTCGAACCCGTCAACATTCCAACCAGTAACGATGTCAGCATCGATGCGTTCCCAGAACTCAAGGAATACATCTAGAAGTCGTCGCTCTCCACGGCAATCCACATAACGCACATCATCACGAGTGTTGTTGTACTCACCAACACCGAAAACAAAGTATCTGCCATTGACTGAAACTGTGATAGCAGTCACTGGTTGGTTTGCCAGTTCTGGATCGGGAAACCCTTCTTCACTGCCAACCTCAATATCGATGTTTGCCACCTTAACTACGTCTGGATCAAACTCCTTTCCGTAGTGTTCGTTGAGACATGCGTATGCCCAATTGGTTGAACCATAGATTTTAAAGTTGTCTACATCCTCGTAGCGCGACACAAAGTCTCGTGCCTCTTTGATCGAACCCAACTCCATCGGTTCGACAGGTTCTCCAAGCACCGTCTTCCAAGTCGTCGAACGACGAGACGGTACATAGAGAGTAGGTGAATAATCAATACGATCTACAATGCGACGACCATTGTCGTAACCGCGAATGAAGACCGTATCGCCTTTGCTGTAAAAGTTTGTGTAAAATCTCATCCAGTAATTATATCATAGATCTCTTTCCAGTTCAACACACGAGTGACACCCTCGCGAGTTGGGATATCGACATTGTGGGGGTGTTGAACCAATAAAGCATCCAACCCAACATTAGCACCGACTTCGGCATTTTCTGGTTTGTCTTCAACCCAATAGCAATCAGTGCCACGGTACTCTTCCAATGCTTCATCTTTATCAGCACCAGTATCGAGATAGACATACCGTTCAAACACTGTAGGACCAAACAACTCAATCAAGTTCTTTGTCCGTAGATGCTGACTGTATGGATCGTCACTGAGACTTGTAATCGCATGGAACACATACCCGTGTTCTTCGTGCAACTTCTTCACATACTTGATTGCATCACGCAGTGGAGGAAGTTTCCGTATCCAAGCACTCTCGTTGAACATCCGAGTCAACCGCTTTCCTTCAGCACGATCAACACCGTACCGTTCGTTGACTTTGTATTCGTTTTCCAATCCCTCAACGACTTTGTATCCATGCCGTGTCATCCACGCATGGAATGCGTATTCCCAATCGAGGAGTACCCCGTCACAATCGACGAGGATGGTTTTTTCTTTAATAGCGTATGTCATTATATTCCTTTCATCATAAGTAGTTAGCACCTGTCCATTGGACTCGTGTGTTATCGAGGTCAAAGATATTGCCTCGTGCTTTGTTTCGTGCAGGTTTGTTGTATCCTGCCGCCATCAGAATGTCGCCTTTCTCAAAGAGTTTGTCATCGTCAGTCGCGACAATGAAACCCCAAGCACTGCGGTTCTGAAGGACTTTGACGTACTTGCGACCTTCGGCAAACTCAATGCCTTCTTCATACTCTGCCATCATTCGCAGATTGGTTTCGCTCAACTCGCCTTTGGCAACGCGGTTAGTCCAATCGTTGTAGTCAGCAATCATACGGTCTTTAAGGTTTTGAAGTGCTTCTTTCATAATGTTCTCTCTTCTCTCAATCAACATAGGTATTATATCAAACTGAGAGAAGAAAGCAACACTTATTTCAATCTTTTTTTATATTTTTTTCCTGTTTAGAATCAACAGGTTGGGAGGTATTTGTAACAGCAGTATCACATGTCATGCAACACTCGTCTGTTCCGCACTTATCGTGCTTGTTGAAAATACGATCAAAGTTCTCAGCATATGCTTGATGATCGAACCCTGATCTAGGGGCATCTCCTTTGCCCCCATGCCATTTAGAAGACATTAAAAATCCTCGTCCAGATTGATATTAAAAGATACAATGGTTTTTCTCAAACCCTCTGAAATAGGAGGCGAGCGATGTATCAATCCTGAGTTAAAAATGATGACATCTCCCTCGCTCACATCAATAGAAAATGTTTCTTTTGAAACTGGATAAACGAATTCAGGTTTTGGCGAACCCTTCGGGAACTCTAGATAATACACTCCAACAAAATTTGCAAGGTGTAGATGCCAATCATGAGTGGAATTATTTTCATACTGCTGAAACCAAATGTTAGAAACATAACCTTTTTTATAACCTAAAAAAAGCATTACGTCACTAATGATTTTTCCCAAATAGGGATTCAAATGTTTATGCCAATCTCCAAAATCATCACTTTCACTATAGTTGGTTTTAGAAATAGTTTGATAACCACCACAGTCGACATTGTTTATCTCACACAAAACATTGTCTTTAATTACACTGTGCGCTTTTAAATTTGTCTTTACTATAGGAATGTCGACTGGAATAGTTTCAAACATTAAGCATTGATTCCTTCAGAGTAAACAGTCTTACCATCTACACGGGATGCAGTCAGAATTGACTTACGGTTGTCACCATCTGCCTTGTATGATACATGCACCCAACCAGAGTCTGGAATACCCGGTGTGTAGAACTCAAGGATCACTTGATCAAAGTCTAGGTTCTCGACAATCCAGTTAGCGAGATCAGCATTTGCTACTCCCGGTACTTCGATGTCTGCCGCTTCTCCTTTGCAGTGTTGGGACTTACTGCTTCCACCAACAGCATCATTAAGAGCAGGGGAACGATACCCGGAATTAATAACAGTAGGACCAAAATGGTCACGAACTGGTTGAACAACATTTTCAAAGAGTGCGACTGCCGCATCCATGTGTTCTCCTTCTGGAGTATTGTCAATGCCTTTGCGTTCCGCAGTTTGTGATTTAGTGAATTCTGCGAGTGAAAAGTTCTTAGAAAGTTTCATAAAAGTCTCCTATGGTTTTACTTCATCTAAAAAGAAAAGAATGCATAATCTTGAGTTTTCGTGACTATCACCAAAAAATGATGTAGCACTATGCCAATATTCTGCGGGATATGCAATAAGTCTATTATACACATTTCCCAAAGAAATGTCTACCTCTTTATCTTCGGTGTAAAGTGTTGTGCCTGATTCTATTGGGGCATTCGGTGTTAAAAATATGATTGCAGTATACAATCCGTAATCTTTATGGGGTCTAGAGTTAATCCATTTTTCGTCCAACATATCTTTTTCTTGAGTTATATGGAATCGAGTATCTGCGGAACAACCACTTGGATAAAATCCATAAATTTCTTTTACGATTTGTTTGCAAAGATGGACATGCAAATCAAAATCAAGATCAACTATCGGTTCTGAACGCACTCCTTCAAAATGACCTTCGGGATCTCTTCTCTTGTATGTTTGCTTTAGAGCAAACTTTCTGATCTCATCTGGGTCTTCAAAAAAATTATCGACGGTGATAGTTTTCATAATAATCCAATTTAAAAGGGGACTTGCGTCCCCTCTATTTATTTAATGTCAATTTGCTTACGCTGTGACTCTGGAATGAGTCGCTCTAAAGTGATTCGGAGTAAACCGTTAATCATCTCTGCGTTCTGGACTTCGACAGAATCGTTGAGCGTGAACATGCGAGTGAATGGACGCAGTGCCAACCCTTGATACAGAGTGTCAACATCTTTATCATCATTCTCTGCATTTCCCTTGACGACCAGTTTATCGCCTTCCGTTTCGATAGTAACATCGGACTTACCGAATCCTGCGACTGCCATTTCGATGACATACTGATTCTCCGCAGTTTTCTTAATATTGAACGGGGGGTAGTTAGGAATGTTCTTTGTTGCTTGATCGTGAAATTTTTGCATTTCATCAAACATTTTGTCGTAACCGACAAAGAATTGATCAAACCCTTTAGGGAATGTTATACCAAATTTTTCAATTGCACCCATAGTGCTTCTCCTTTTTCAGCGAGTTAAAGTACGCACACCCTTTTGGCATGTGCATCTTTATTTATATCACAAACCTAGCACTGATGTCAAGTCTGGTTGAAAATAATTTCTACCCTTTAAGACTTTACCGTCTTCGCGGTATATCGGTTTCCCGTCCTCTCCCAACTTGGACATATTAGATGCTTGGACTTCTTCAAAGCATTTGTCGAGATCGATGCCAAAAGCATGACCTGCCCCATAGGTGACATATAAGATATCTGTGAGTGCATCTGCTACCTCTACAATATCGGCATTGCCGATTGCTTCTCGTAACTCACCCAACTCCTCTTGAATGAGTTCCAACCTTAGTGCTATCGTCTCGTTGTCAGGAAACTCAGGTTCCGTCTTGACTTCTTGACCGAACTTCTCCATGAAGTCCCCAACCATTTCAAAATTACTGTACATCATTTACCTTGTCATCGCTTTTATTAAAAACAAATTTGCCTTTTTTTGCATCAACAACTTCAAATACAAAAAAGTTCATAGTTAATCTGCCGTCAAACAAATCTTCACCAAAAAAATCTTCTATCGCATGTCTGTAGAAATTGCTATCAAAGATGACCATTTTGTTATACTCGTTTTGGATGCAATCTATCTGATTATTATGATAAATCATTAACCCACTATTGGGTTTAGGAAAAGGAGTTAGATAAAGAATTCCGGTGTGTAGTGCCTGATCTATATGGATTCTTTGAGCAACATCTTTAAAAACCATTTCATTTTTATCTTGAACACGATTTACATGAAATGTCAATGAACCAGAAAAACTTTCAACATCAGAATACCCGTATGCTTCTAACATTGCTTTTCCCATACTCTCATACAAAAGAGGATCAAATTCGCTCAAACAAGATGTTCGCAACCCTTCATACTGGGTACTCTCCTCTCTCCCCCCAAACTTCAGACCTAAAGCATAGTGTCGTAACTTTCGGGAATCTTCGTAATCAAGAAAATTATTTACGACTACTATTTTATTACTCATCATAAAAACCTTATCAATCTAAACTTTTTTTCCAATATTGTATTTAGCAACCAAATTCCATTCATTCTTCTCGCGATGGGGTAAAACTTTAATTTGCGAGAGAGGAGCAACTGGATCGGAACTTCTTTGCGGATTTACTAACTCAACTAATCCCCACTCTGCTAATAGGTTTGCAATAGTATTTCTTCGTGACTGATCAGTCATGTCAAAGTTGCTTGGTTTGCCATCTAAGGCAAACAGTTCCTTAAAATGAACGATGTAATACCGCCCTTGCTTATGAAGGATGTGACACGACTGATAGATCGTTTTGTCTTTTCGTGATGCGACACCGATACGAGTCAAGGTCTCACGGATCTTGAGGAAATCGTCGTCAGTTTTGATACGAATCTCAATGAGGGATTCAAGCATTTCTTCCACCTTTTTCAAGTCTTTTTCTTATCAGAAGAATCTGTTCATGAGTCAATGTGGTGAGTGCTTGCAATGCTTTAGAGTCGCCATAACCAAAGTATTCTTTGATAGCGGCAAGGTCACCATGATCTTCTTTCTTATCCCACTTCGCGAACCGCTTTTTGGGTCTCACACTATTTAGTAAAAACTCATATTGCAGTGCATTGTCTAGGTCAGACCTTTGGTTCATCTCGTTAGCAAGACCGACTGTATCATGGTGATACGATAAAGCACGATTGGTGAGGAAAGGACTGTATCCTTTCTCTGCCAATTGATCGTTCTCAGTTCCTCGCATGAGGTTTTTCTTGGTTTGATTGATGGAGTTTACATAGTCAAATGGATTACTCATTCCATTCCACCTCTACCATCAACTCAGTCAGCATTGCCATCAGATTGATCTCTTGATCAACGACAAACGCAGACTTGTATTGATAGTCTGCCAGAGTCACTACGACTTGTGGAATACTTTGTGGTTGAACATACTCACTCATCGAGTCGTAGAGTTTGCGAAAGATTGCTGATGTGTCGCCATCCACATTCTGTGCTACCCACTTACGAACATTGGTGAA